CGAAACCAACTTGCAAGCGAGTACCTGTCGATTTCACGCGCACCTCGGGATTGTCACGCTCGACCTCTCGGAGGAACTGCGAGTCTTTCCAACAGCCGTAGCCTAGCTTGTGGCCCCAGTAATGGTACAGAGTGGGGTCGACACGCATTCGGAGTCGACCGATGCCATCGACCGACTTGAAATCATTGATGGAGGTCTGCTTGGCTATCTTCTGCTGCTGGATGCCAGCATTCACCCACTCTTTGCGGTAGCCGGTCTTGAACTCATTGACCACCTGGTTGCGGAGATCGCCCGGTAGATCGTCCAGGGCATTTGCGATGAAGGTCGAGATGGAGTTGGGATTGGACATAATTTAAAAAAGAAGGGAGGCCCCCGGAAATTTCCAGTAGCCTCCCCCAATTTGCAATCAAAGACTAGCTTGCGCCGTTAAACATACCCATGCCGGCAGGATTCTTCACGCAAAGACCAGCAATGGCCTGAATCAAACGGCCTTCACCGCCACCGTTGTTAGGCAGCACAGTGACTTCAGGCAGTTTGGCATAACGGATCTCAACCATGTCCATCGGGACGACATAGCCTTTGAATGCTTGAGTGCTAAACGCTCCACCACCAGTGCCGATCCACACATCGGGATGCAGGATAAGGCGACCAAAATCACCTTCAAAGATATCAATCGACGCCTTGAAAGTGTCAGCTCCAAGTTCTTGGTTAAAGGTTCGGACAGCGGTCTGCGTGTAAGTGTTGGCGGTTCCAGCGCCGTTGATAACAGCACCGCCACCAGCAGTAAGGTTGGTGAATGCACGCTTCAACGTAGCACCCAAGAACACGTCGTAGTCACGGAATGTGCCGGTGGCGTTGTAGATACCAGTCAGCACGTTCTGGGCAGTAGCCTCAACGAACGATGCGGAAGCGGTAGCGTCAATGGCAGCCGTGTTTGGAGCAAACGAGCTCGTAGGAGCACCAATTCCCGCGGAATTAGTGGTAAGTAGCCATTGAGCAAGAGAACTGGTCAGATACGCATTAGTTCCGTTGTCGGCCTGAATCGCTTGATTTGTGCAAAGAAAGGTCGCCTCCATTTTGCGCTTCAACTCAATGAGGCGCTTGCTAACACCATTAGCAACTTCACCACCGTTACCAACGCCGGCGACGTTGGAGGTGTTGGCAATGAAACCAATGCGCAGATCGTTACGGAATACCTGAGCGTAATTGCTCAGGCGGGTACGGTTAGGAACCGGGTTAACCGGGCTACCAGGACTACCAGCAGTGTAGGTCACGTCAGTGCCGTCGACGATACCACCTGGAACTGGCACAGCATAATTGTCGACTTGCCAGGAGAACACCATGTTCCCGAGGTCTTTGCCCTTGGGGGCCATGGAAACGAACGGGGTCGACTTCTGGTCGACGATGGCGATGTAGTCAGCGAGTTCCTCGCGGATACCGGCTTGGTTAGGTTGGCGTAGTGGCATAGGTCAGAGAATACGTTCTAGTAATCGAGCCAATTCAGATTCCCCTCCTGATCTTGAAAACCGAGACTTAGCCGCGGCGATTTCCGCCTGCGCATTGTCCTTTTTAACGGGACTCGACGTAGGCTTTCCAGGCTGTCTAGGAGCCGTTTTAAGCGGTAATTTAGCCGAGGGCTTCCCCTTGGCCGATTCACGCTCCAAACGCAGTCTACGGCCCTCCAGGAAGTCGCCAACAAGCACCTGGTGCTCCGGTAACGCAGAGAGCTGTGGCAACTGCCGCAACACTGCCTGCGCCTCGGTGTACTGGGTGCTGCTACGATCCTTCCAGAACGGATAGATCTGCTCTGCGATAGGCTGGATCTGCTTGTAGTTGTTCAGGAACCTAGCTCTCGACGGGATGTGCATATCCAGCGCGTCTTCAACGCGCCGCTTGATCTGCTTGATCTCGCTTGAGCTGTATTCCTTGTCACCTATTTCGCAGCCGTCGATGTTGTCCTCGCACCACCGCTTGAGATCACGGGCCTTGCTCCACTCGTCATCGAGTTTCTTCGCGTCCCAGACATCCGCAAACGGGTCGGTTTGATTTGTCACCGGCACCGGCCTATCGGAACTGCTCTTCTCCAGCTTGGACTTGGTCTCGTTCAGTTCACGTTCCAACGCATCGGCTTTTTCTTGTGCTTCACGCTTCTGGCGAGTCAGCTTGTCGATACGTTTTCTGTAACCTGACGGTTCCTCGTCGGCTTGGTCTTCGGTCTTCTGATCGGAAAGATCATCCTCAGGCGACTCGGCCTGATTTTCCTCTTGTTCAGCGGCAGGATCCGCTTCCTCGGTCTGAGATTCCGCACTCGCGGCCTCGGACTCCGGCTCTTCCTCGATGATCTGCTTTGTCGGTTTATCTTCCGGCTCACTGAACCTGTGTTCAAGTACCCTAGCCAATGCCGCCTCATCGAAGGTCAGCGGATTGATTTTCGGAGCCTGTACCGTGTTTTGAACAGGTGTCGCTTCCTGTGTATTCTGTGATTTATCCATGCTATTTAGACCCTGCAAGCCGGGTATTGTGCGCCATGGTTGTTGAGGTCAACCAAGAAACCTTGTTTGTGAAGAGGCACTAGTCGGATTGATTCGTCAACCCATTAACCGACCTCAAATTGTTGAAATATTCGTATAGATCCTTCAGCGCTGCAGCCCTTCCGCAGTTATAGGCACGGCCTGAGTCTGATAGATCAGGCTGTATGCTGTTTAGAACCTCGGATTCTATTTGGTCTGTGATGACCTGATTCATTGCTCGGTAGAATGGATCTCCATCCATAACCGAAACGAATGCCTCTTGTATTTTCTCCTGTGAGATTCTCATTTATTGAACTCCAAGACGTCCGGTGACCGCATTCTGCTGTTGCTGCACGCTAAACTGCAGGTTCTCAAGGTATTTCTGCATATTCGCTTGGAAAAGCGGATCCTGCTGCAGTTGTGCCTGATATTTTGGGTTGGATTGCAGCACCTGCTGCGTGAATTGCAGGCGCATAGCCGCCGTGGGATCGTTCTCGCGCAGTGACGGAGGATTACCAAGGCTCATCAGGGCCACCTCATCGTTGGTTTCCTTGAACATCTTCTGCGAGGCAGGGCCGGTCTGCATCACAAGCTCGGTGGCGAGCATAGGATCAATAGCACGCAGCGCCACAGAGATCAGTTTTGCACGATCAATGACGCCGGCTGTATCAAGAGGCAGGATCAAGGTCGAGATTGCCTTCAGTTTCTCGCTCACAAGGTCGGTAGACATCTCGCGCACGTCGAACTTCAACGTCACATCGAAGTCCTGCACGTCCTCGCCAATCTGAATCTGAGATCCAGTGATGCGCTGTACCTCCAGCGGCCCCATGTACTGCAGGGTCAGCGAGAACACCTGTCGGAAAGCCTCGGTCCAACCATGCAGCCAGTTATTGATGGTGCGTTGCTGGCGCATCTGGGTGACTGCAGGAGGCACTTTCTCGGTCGGTCGACCAAAGTACCTGTCGGTTTGCGCCATCACCTCGTTGATAAGCGTAAAAGCCACACCGGGTTCACGCGCAGGAGGCTGCATGAAGCCAATCTCACCGCGGCGGAGCACCGGGATCTGAATGGCAGGCCCGATCTTGAGATTACCGCCACGAGTCTTGGGCACTTCGATGGGCGGCAAGGTCGCCAATGAGGTGTAGTCGAACACCGAGTCGCGCTGGGCTTTGATTTCATGCTGCCACGTCGCGCAAACCTCAGGCACACCGCGTGATTCGACCATCTTTCGATGGATCAACTCGCTGCGCCAACACACAAACGGGTACTGCCCGTGGGCATAGTCGAGCAGCTCAAAGTAACCCCATTTGCCACCTACTTGAGGGCAGAAAACCGTGTAGTAGACGCCGGGAATGCCGTCGGAATCCACTGCCTTCTGATAGGCGTAGACCACTTCAATGAGGTTCTCGCGGTCTAGGAATGCGTTCTTTGGCAGTCCGATGGTGTAGGTGTAGTCAGCGTAGTTGGAGAACTTGCCCATCGTGTTGATGGCCTCCTGCGCCCACTCCTCGTCCCACTCGTCGGTCTCCACTTTCTGCATGATCTCAATCGAGGTCATGTAGTGCCGGCGGAAAACGACACGGGCGCTCTGGATATCCGTGGTCTCCGGAGGGAAAGCCAGCTCATCCCACGGCGCCAAGGCAGCGATGTAAGGCTTGTTGCTTACCATCGTGGGAACCGGGAAGTCGCACTCGCCCTCGTCGCGCAACTCCTTGATCGCCTTAATGGCCCGACGTTTCTTCAGGTTAGGAAATGCTGCCATCAACAGTTCCGCGGATTGATCGTCGGCTTCCGGATTAGCAATGAGGTTCGGCAAGTCGGACAGCACCGAGCCCTGAGGCGATTGAGCGGCCAAGGCCACGATCTGAGCCATCGTCAGGTACTGCTCTTT